GTTGTTCAAGGTAGCAATACTGTAAAAGTTTCTGCGGCTGATGTTACGGCAGGACGTGCGGTTTCGGCTGCAAGCGTTGCAGTGACTGGATCGTCTGCGCCGGCTAACGGCGTGTACCTTCCTGCTGCAAACAATGTTGCTATTTCAACAAACAGCGGCGAAAAAGCTCGCGTTGATAGTAACGGCCATTTCTTGGTTGGTACTAGCACCAATCCAGGCGCCATGAATAAGTCCGTGGTAGTTGACTCTGGCGCGGCATCTTTGGCGGGTCTGGTATTGCAGAATGATGCGACTGGACGCACGTTTGCTGACGGCGGCCAAATTTTTATCGTTGGCACCGAACTTAGAATTCAAAATGGCGAAAACGACATTTTGATGTTTTCAACAAACGGCACGGATCGTGGCCGGTTCGAGGCGGCTGGCGACTTCCGCGTCGAGAGCGGCGACATCAAGATGCAGGGCGCTGGCAAGGGTCTGAACTTTGCCGGTAACGGCGGGGTTATCTGGCGAACCGGAGCAGGCACCCCGGAGGGCGCGGTTACCGCCCCGGTCGGGTCGCTGTTCACCCGAACGGACGGCGGCGCAAATACCACGCTTTATGTCAAGGAATCTGGTACAGGCAATACAGGTTGGGCTGCCAAATAACCATTGACGTTTTTTTGCAACACGATATATTTAACCCGTACTGGCCCGGTTGACCAGGGATTCATTAGGAATCAAAATGTCTGAAATTGAAGTAGTAGCGGAACAAGTGCCCGCGCCGGAACCGGTTGCTACGGCTGCACCGGAACCCGAAGTTGTTGCTCAAGAGGCAACCCCGCCGGAGGAAAAGCCTGCCAAGACGTTCTCCCAAGAGGAGCTCGACGCGCTGGTAGGTAAACGACTTGCACGGGAACGTCGCAAGTGGGAACGAGAGCAAGCGTTGAAAGCGCCTGAGCCGATGGCCCAGACGCCTGCCGCGCTGCCTGACCGGGACATTGACCCCGACGCTTATACGGAAGCCCTCGCGGCCCGTAAGGCGGAGGAATTGCTGGCCCAGCGTGAGGCGGATCGGCAGCAGCGCGAGCTGTTGACGGCCTATAAGGAACGTGAGGAAGCGGCCTTTGAGAAGTACGACGACTTTGAGCAAGTCGTGTACAACAGGGCGTTGCCAATCACGAACGTGATGGCCGAGACGATTCAGGCTTCGGATGTTGGCCCCGACGTAGCGTACTACTTGGGCTCCAACCCCCGCGAGGCTGAACGTATTTCCCGTTTGTCGCCATACCTGCAAGCCAAGGAGATTGGTAAGATTGAGGTCAAGTTGACCGACAATCCGCCGGTCAAAAAGACAACTAATGCGCCCCCGCCGATTAAGCCTGTGACGGCTAAAACCGTCGGCGCACCGGCCCGAGACACGACTGACCCCCGCTCCGTCAAGGACATGAGCACGTCAGAGTGGATTGAAGCCGAGCGTCTGCGACAGATTAAACAGTGGGAAGCCCGACGTAACCGCTAACTTCTTTTTTGGAGATTTACTGTGTCTAATACACTGCTTACTATTGACATGATCACCCGGAAGGCTCTCGAAATTCTTGAGAACAACTTGGTGATCACCCGCAACGTGAACCGTCAGTACGACGACAGCTTCGCTGTCGAAGGTGCCAAGATTGGTTCGACCCTCCGCATCCGTCTGCCGGATCGCGCCCTTGTGACCGACGGCGCCGCGCTTCAGGTGCAGGACGACAACGAGCAGTTCACCACGCTCACCGTCGCCTCGCAGAAGCACATTGGCGTCAACTTCACCAGCGCCGAAATGGCCCTCCAGTTGGACGACTTCGCCGAGCGCGTGCTTAAGCCGCGTATCAGCCAGCTCGCCTCCAGCATCGACGCCGATGTGGCCAACAGCTTCAAGAAGGTCTATCAGTCGGTCGGTACGCCTGGCGTCACCCCCGGCACCTCGCTGGTTCTCTTGCAGGCCCAGCAGAAGCTGAACGAAGCTGCCGCCGGCATGGCCCCGCGCTACGCGACCGTCAACCCGGCCGCCAACGCTGGCCTCGTCGAAGGCATGAAGGGCTTGTTCAACCCGGTGGACTCCATCAGCCGCCAGTTCAAGAACGGCATGATGGGTGAAGGCGTCCTCGGCTACGACGAGATCAACATGTCTCAGTCGATCAAGCAGCACACCAACGGCTCGGCCTCACGCGCGGACACCCCGATCGTGAAGACGACGCTCGTCAACGGTGCGACCAAGCTGACGCTCGACAACGTGACCGACGGCCTCACCCTCGTCCCCGGCGACGTGTTCACCATCGCTGGCGTGTTTGCGGTCAACCCGCAGACCCGCGAGTCCACCGGTTCGCTGCAGCAGTTCGTTGTGCAGAACACCGTCACCTCGGCTTCTACCGAGTTCGTGGACGTGGAGTTCCTGCCGGCGGTCTACGGCCCGACGCACGCCCTCGCCACGGTCAGCAAGCTGCCGGCCGCCAGCGATGTCGTGACCTACGTGGGTGCCGCTAGCGGCCAGTACGCTCAGAACCTGGTGTACCACAAGGACGCGATCACGTTTGCCACCGCCGACCTCCTGCTCCCGCAGGGTGTTGACATGGCGTCGCGTCAGGTCCACAACGGCATCTCCATGCGCGTTGTCCGTCAGTACGACATCAACAACGACCGTATGCCCTGCCGTATCGACGTGCTGTATGGCTACTCGGTGATCCGTCCGCAGATGGCCTGCCGCATCTGGGGCTAATTCTTAACCTTATTCACGGAGTAACTAAAAATGTCAATTCCTAACGGTACTAGTGGCTACCAGGTTGGTGCTGGTAATGTCGGCGAACCGCTGATCTTCCCGCAGGGCGCCCCCACGGCGCTCACGGCGGGTGCGACTGCAACGCCGGCTGAGCTGGCGAACGGTCTTTTCACCTTCAACGGCACGGCGGGCAACCTTGTCCTTCCGACCGTTGCTCTTTGGGAGGCGGCCTACTCGTCCGCTGAGAAGGTGGATGCGGCGTTCGACTTCTTTGTCATCAACATCGACGCGGCCGGTTCGGATGCGATTACGGTGGCGGTTGGCACGGGCTGGACGCTTGTGGGCGCGGGCGCGGTTTCGGCGGGTACGTCGGGCCACTTCCGTTGCCGCAAGACCGGCGACAATGCCTGGACTGTCTACCGCATTTCGTAATGGCAAACGCCCCCTACGGGTGATACCGTAGGGGGCACTGCTCATAGGAGTATTTTGTATGCCTAATACTAAGGCGGTTGGCGTTGCGTTTTCGGACCCCGAGCTGGACGGCGCAGTAATTGGGTCGGCAGGCGGTACGGTCGGATTCTTCGGCACGACGCCGGTTTCCGAAGGTGCGGCTCTTACGGCCCAGCTTACGACGGTTACGTTCACGGCTCCGTCTCCGGCCGACTTTGCGATTCAGGATTTGACTCAGACGACCCCGTTTGGCTTTGTTACTAAAAACGAAGGCAACACGGTGCTGTCGGTGATTGCAAATCTCCAGACTCGCGTTGCTCAGTTGGAGTCGCGGTTTCAGGCTTACGGGCTTCTGCCGTAACTATGAACATATATCTTCGCCATCCCGTGCATGGGCTAAAGATAGCCATTTCCGATTTGGAAGCGGCTATGGACTACGAGCACGGGTGGGAAGAATATGACCCATTGGAACCGGCGGCGCAGGAGGAAGACCCTGCTGCGTCGCCGGAACCTATGCCGGTCGTTAACGAGCTAAAGGCGCGTCGAAAGCGGAAGGAGTAGGCCATGGCGACAGCGGGCGATCAAATCAACGGGGCGCTGCGTCTGCTGGGCATCTTGGCTGAGGGCGAAACGCCGTCGGCTTCGATGGCACAGGACGCACTTTCGGCGTTCGATCAGATGGTGGATAGCTGGAACACTGAGCGCCTCGCCGTGTTCTGCACCCAAGACCAGACTTACATGTGGCCTGCCGGCGAGCGTATTCAGACGCTTGGCCCAACGGGCGACTTTGTTTATGTACTCGGCACACAGTCTGAAGTGCCGATTATTACGCAAGACGACGACTATCTGTCCTTGGAAGACGGCAACCCCGTTCCGGCACAGCAGCGTCCAATCTTGCTTGATGACTCGACTTTTTTCCGCGACCCGTCTACAAACGTGTCGTACGGCATCAAGTTTATCAACCAGCTGCAGTACAACAACATTGCAGTCAAGACCGTGCAGAGCACCTATCCGCAGGTGATGTTCGTCAACAATACGTTTCCAAACATCTCCATGTCGGTCTATCCGGTGCCAAATCGAGTGCTGGAGTTTCATTTTATTTCGGTGCAGCGGCTGTTGGACCCCGCGTCGCTCAGTACGGAAATCCTCATGCCGCCTGGGTACCTTCGGGCGTTTCGGTATAACTTGGCGTTGGAGCTGGCACCGGAGTTTGGCGTTGAGCCGGCACCGGACGTGCGCCGCGTTGCGATGTACAGCAAGCGTAACCTCAAGCGCATCAACAACCCCAACAACGTTATGGCGATGCCGTACAGCATCATCGCCCGTCGCAATCGGTACAACATCTACGCCGGTAACTTTTAATGAAGACGCCGATCCTGGGCTCGTCTTACGTTGCGCGCAGCGTAAACGCCGCCGATGCTCGGATGGTGAACCTCTACCCCGAGGTCATCCCCGAGGCCGGCAAGGAGCCTGCGTATCTTCAGCGTTGCCCCGGCTTGCGGCAGTACATGGACGTGGGCTCCGGCCCCATCCGTGCGCTGTATCCTTTGGGCGACAATCTGTACGTCGCCTCGGGGAGCGAGTTTTACAAGGTTGACGCAGGGCTTAACGCTACCAAGCTCGGCGACATCGCCGGCACTGGTCCGGTGTCAATGGCCGACAACGGTATTCAGATTTTTGTGGCGTGCAACCCCGTTAGCTACATCTACAACAGCAATACCAACGTCTTCCAGCAGATTACCGATCCTGACTTTCCCGGCGCCGTGACGGTTGGCTACCTTGACGGCTACTTTGTTTTTAACGAGCCGAACAGCCAACGCATTTGGGTAACGGCGCTGCTTAACGGCC